GGTGAGCGCACTATGGCGACGCTGGGGCGTCTTATGAGCCTGCTGTCACCCTTTGACGTGGTGATATGGATGACGGATGGCTGGCCGCTGTATGAATCCCGCCTGAAGGGAAAGCTGCACGTAATCAGCAAGCGATATACGCAGCGAATTGAGCGGCATAACCTGAATCTGAGGCAGCACCTGGCACGGCTGGGACGGAAGTCGCTGTCGTTCTCAAAATCGGTGGAGCTGCATGACAAAGTCATCGGGCATTATCTGAACATAAAACACTATCAATAAGTTGGAGTCATTACCCTCACAATTATAAATCAGCCATATATTAGGAGCGCCAAAAAAAACCTGAAAACAATATAATAACAGGATAAATTTCAAGGCGACCAAGAATCATAGCTATGCACATTAAACATTTTGCAATGTCATTAAGCACTCCGAATGACGATGCAGTAGCCCCAAAACCTAATCCCATATTATTAATACATGCAGCCACTGTTGCAAATGATGTAAGAAAATCATATCCCATACCATTTAACACCAGTATAAAAAACACCGTGAAGAGAGTATAAAGAAAAAAGAAACTCCATACAGACCTCATTACACGATCTGTAACTATCTTCCCTCCTACATTTACACTCAACAACGCTCTGGGATGAGAAAGCTGATTTATCTCGTGTTTGCTTTGTTTGAAAAGTATAAGAAATCGAAGTGACTTAATTCCACCACAAGTTGAACCTATACATCCCCCAAAGAAACTTGACAACAGCAAAAACACTATCGTGTGCGTGGGCCAACTTGCATAATCCTGCGTAGCTAAACCATTATCAGTGAGCATGGAGCTGGCAAGAAAAAACGAATGAATAAAACTTCCATGCAAGTCATACATACCTATATGCCAGACCTGGAAAGAGGTAACAATGATCACCCCTAAGGCTATTAACAGAAAGAAACGAAGTTCAATATCTCTGATTAAAGGTTTTATCGTTTTCCTGCTAATAACAATATACCAAAGAGTGAAGTTGAAAGCCGATAGCAGGGAAAAAGAACCAGCCACCAGCTCAACCAAATAGTTATTAAAATATCCGATACTCTCGCTATGAGTTGAGAAACCACCAAGCGAAACTGTGGAAATCCCGTGACAAATAGCATCAAACAAAGGCATTCCTGCAAGTCTATAACAGACAATACAAGCAATACCTAATAAAGAATAAGTTATCCACAGTGTCCGTGACGTATCGGCCAGGCGGGGAGTGAGTTTGTCATCCTTAAATGGCCCCGGCATTTCTGACTGATAAAGCTTTGCACCACCAATACCCAATAATGGCAATACAGCAACCGCCAGAACAATAACTCCTAAACCACCTATAAAATTTAACTGTGACCGATAGTACAAATATGCCCGAGGTAATGAACTAACATCATCAATTACAGTTGCTCCTGTTGTTGTTATTCCAGAAACCCCTTCAAACAGAGCATCAATGAACGTTAAATTAAGTTCTGAGTCAATCCATAAAGGGAATGCACTAATAACAGAAAACAAAATCCAAAACATTACAATTATAATAAACCCATCACGGGTACGTAATTGAATGCCAGATTTCTTAGTTGTATACCACGCTCCGCCACCAATGCAAAAAAATATAACGAAAGTTATAAAGAAAACGAACAGGCTTTTTTCTTTATAAAACAATGCTACAACCATTGGTGGCAACATTGAAAGACTATAGAGCCAAACCAGGAACCCACACATATGAGTAACAACTCTTACATGAGATGTATTCATATCTAAATATTCTTTCAATTATAACCACCTTGCTGCAATATTATGATTATACTGTATAAAATTTAACTCCTCTTAGATCTTACTTCACTGTTCCTTATGAAACAATCATCAAAATGAATCATATTGTAGTTAAGATTTTACTTTAAACACTGTTCGGTTATGTATTGCTGAGCACCTTCAAGTTGGGCCTGCATCATTACCAGTCGTTCCCGGAGGGTGAAATAATCCCGTTCAGCGGTGTCTGCCAGTCGGGGGGAGGCTGCATTATCCACGCCGGAGGCGGTGGTGGCTTCACGCACTGACTGACAGACTGCTTTGATGTGCAACCGACGACGACCAGCGGCAACATCATCACGCAGAGCATCATTTTCAGCTTTCGCATCAGCTAACTCCTTCGTGTATTTTGCATCGAGCGCAGCAACATCACGCTGACGCATCTGCATGTCAGTAATTGCCGCGTTCGCCAGCTTCAGTTCTCTGGCATTTTTGTCGCGCTGCTCTTTGTAGGCGGTGGCGTTATCACGGTAATGATTAACAGCCCATGACAGGCAGACGATGATGCAGATAACCAGAGCATAAATAATCGCGGCGACTCTGCTCACTGATCTATCCCCCAACAGGCTAATGCGCTTTCCTGGTCACGACGAATAACCTGTCCATAGCAGTTATTTGAACGTATGCGGCAATCGCGCCCACCATCTTTTATCCACCAGCGAATCGCCTCGCATGCACCCTTACGATCACCGGCATTCAGCCGCTTATAAAACGTCGACGGGAAACACTTACCGGGGCCAATGTTATAGGGACAAAATGACGCTATACCCGCTTTCTGTGGTTCGGTCAGTGGTACTTTAATATTGCGCTCCACCCATGCCAGCGCCTTATCACGTTCAATAGCGTTAACCTGGTCGCATTTTTCCTTCGACAGCCTCATTCCCGGTATGACGGGCTTACCATCCACCATTGTGGCACCACGACAGATGGTCCATATACCGGAACCATCGCGGTATGCCGTTGTGTGGTTACCTTCTTTTTCATCCAGAAACTGGTCGAGAATATCAGGCGCAGGCGCACCGACGGCAATCAGTGCCAGAACGGCAGCCGACAGGCCGTATCTGATTTTTGCGTTCATGGATATTTATCAGGATTTATCGGTTTCTGAACCCTGGATATGTTTATCTGTCCCGGCCTGTTGAATCAGGCAAGGAATAGTTAAATACAATAGAGAGGATTATTTATGGACAATAGCACCATTTCTCTACAGGAGTTGCTCGACTGCATTTCCAGGCTTCGGGATGATGTAAATGCCCTTACTGTCGCATTTTCATATCTGGCATTCTCAATTCCCAAGGAACAAATGCAACCAACACTGGCATCGCTCCAGCTTGAATCACTCAACCCCAAATGGTCCCAGCAACAACAAAATTCTTTCAAGTGGCTGGCGGTATTACTGGAAGAAAAATATGCTGGTGAAATTACCATTTCGGCGGAGTCTTCAGTGAACCAGTAATTCTTCCCGGCAGTTTTCCTTTGTAGGTTATCCACACACCCTGCGCCTCTAAAATTATGGGGCGCTTTTCCGGTGACTGCTCATCCCCTTCACATAACCCGGCAGCAACATCCAGGAAGACCTGTCTGATGCTTCTTCTGGCTGCTGCCTCATAAAACTCCAGCGCGGCACCTTCAACACGGTCCAGCGAGATGTCCAGGTCTAAAATTTCACCGTCAAAGCGTTTTTTGTCCCGTAACGCTAAAGTTACCGTAACTTTATTCTCAAAATTGCGGATCCCTTTCACAATCAGTTCATAGTTTTGAGTCATTGAATTACTCTCCCCGTGCAGCCTTACGCTTATCTTCTTTAATCTTGAAATAAAGATTTGTCAGATACGTCAACAGGCCAAACACCAGACTACCCAGCACACCTATTGCTGCCCACTGTGAGGGCGTGACTCTATCGAGCAACTGTAAAAACCAGTAGCCAGCACTGCCTGCGGAGGTGCCATAGGCGACACCTGTTGTTAACTTATCCATGGATTTCATAACCCCCACCTCGCAGATGCGGGCGCTGTGTAATGGAAACAAAAAATGGCCACCAGCGGCCCGTAAAAAACACCCCGTCAAAGACACCCGCAGATGCCTTTTGTGTGGTGTTATCTGATGCGATGTACGCCGGACGTGGCGCGGATATGAAAAAGGCCCGCCGTAGCGAGCCATAAAGAAACAAAATTCTGAATAAAAAAACCGCCTAGTACGGCGGATAAAATGATCAAAAGAACCCGTTATTCGTTATAATAAATACAAAACCATCAACATGGCGACTCGACTCAAGAAACGAATTTACTAACTTAAATGTTATTTGCGTTTATTGACAGGTAATATAGAATTAGCAGCATCTTTCTCTCTCTCTTGGAACGAGTTATGTCTTTTAACCATATCAGGACCAATGAGACTATAAATTACTGTCAACAGTTGCCATAAAGTTAAAAAAACCAAAATGGCATATGACGCGCCCCTAAAAATGTCCTTGTGATCTATAAAAAACGGTATCTGTTTTACTAATGGCGCAACAACGCCAATAATTAAAACTGATGCTAAAATAGCAGTAGAATGTACAATTGGTGTAAATAACCTTGTAATCCCACTGCCATTAGATTCACTCGCTGAACTGCCACCTCTAAATGATTTTTTTAATCGTTCAGGATAGATTATCGCAAACCAAGCTCCCACAACTGCAAAGATAATGGATGCTGTAGTTCGCAGGGCCTCATAAAGAGGCCACTGGGATGAGAAGGGAACATTCTTCCCAAAATAGGCAGAAAAAATCAGAACGACCATAAGAAAAATTCCACCTAAGATTTTCATCTACATTCCCGCCTCGCGTAATATGAGCTCCCTTTTGCCTACAAGTTCAGAAAGAAGAGATTCCGAGGACACAAACTCGGCGTCCTGTCGCTCCAAATTCAAGTGGAATTTGGTTCGTGCTAATGAACGACTGAGCCAATATGTCGTTGGATCTCCTTTAAATACAAAACCATAATCACAAGAGTTTGTATCGCTATGTTTATTCCAATCATCAATCATCCCCTCGATGTCATCAATATCAACATTCGGAGAAAGTTCATATCTAATTTTTGTTGAGGTATTTGCAGTTTGTGGATGGCTAATATTCATATTAATCAATAGTTTTTGCCACAGGCTAAACTCGTCAGGTTTTGACACATCAAGTTCAACAACCTTTTCAATTTTAGAAACAATATTAGCATTCTGCCTAATAACTTCATGTTTACCAGGATTTCTTACTAAACCAGCTACGAACTGTGGATAGTGTTTTTTCTTTGGCAGCACATCATCTGTTGGGTTAATTTTATAGCCCTTGATAACCACCTCATGCGTGCCATCTTCCTTCTCCACACTTTCCGCCACAACGTGGCTTGATGACTGTTTTAAAAAATGATAGAGATAGCATTGCATCGCCTTCTGTCCCGTCAAAGCATGGTTAAACTTGATGCTAGCCACTAAATCCATGGATGGAATAAACCAAAAGTAAGTAGCAAAACCAGGAATACTTCCCTTCTGGATTGAATTAAGTATTACTGTTGGGTCCGTACCAAATTCTGTATCTTCCTGAACCGATGGAACACTTTGATCTGTAGAAGGAACCTCATTCCAGAGCAACAAAACCACATTGTCACCAGCACGTTTCATATCCAGAAGATAAGCAGGTAAAACCTCATCATTTGCTTCATATGTCTTTGTCTGTTTGAGTTTTTTCCCTTCTGCCCATAAAGCAAGATCTGTGAGCAACTCGTCACAACCACCAAATGCAGGGCTTACAACACCGTAACGGTAGTAACCACATTTTTGAATTTTATAGAACGTAATCGTTACAGTTTCAGAAACCATAAACTCTTATCCAAATGAAGTAGGGAAGAGTCTAATTTAATACCAATTCATTTAAAGTGGTTACTGGTTATTTGATCATATTGATAGTGTACAAACATACAGTATCATATCCACATCCTGCATCAAAGCAGGAATCACCTATTGTTAGATACCATACATACTGTTTTTACGATCAACAAAAGCCCACTCGGAGGCGGGCTGTAAAAATTCCTCTAACGTCAGGCATAAAACGCCCATCATTAGGGCGAATTTAACACAGATTCGGGAAAAATCAACGATACTATCGCGTTACCCTCTTTAACTGCCGCTCCGCCCATGCCTCTTCAATGTCAAACCGAACCACCAACGTATCGTAAAAGCGTTTCACTGATTTTTTCCACGTATCAAGCGTGATAGCACTCGTCACTTTGCGTATGGCATTAAATGCCTCCGTTGATGGCAGTCTTTCATAGCCACGACCGCCACAACGCCGGCAGTCCCTGATAACAGGCATACCCCGTTTTTCTGACTCTTCACGATGAATGGCAACACCACGCCCACGGCAGTCTTTACAGGCAGTGGAAATCTCTCCCTTCCCTTTACATTCAGGACAGGAAACTTTCACCACCTCCCGGATTTTTTTCCATTCTTCCCAATAAGACGGATACACGCCTTTTGTGCACTTTGCCCATACTGGCGGCTTACCATCCGGATACTGAACCTTGTTTGTAAAAACTTCGCTTTCAATAAATTTTTCCCCACGGCAACAAGGACACTGCTTTTTACTCGCTGCACTGCGGGCATAATCTTCAAACGCATACGTAGCCATAATGCGCATCACTACCGGTTTTATTTCTGCCGGAAGTTTTCTCAACGCCGCCACACGATCGCACCGACTGAGTGCATAATCTGCCAGTAATTCTGTTGCCCGCGCCCTGTCATTCATACTGATGCCCATTTTCCCCAGGAACGCAGAAAACCCCATCTCAGCCCGATTCTGTGTCATGCCCTGCGCGGCCATCACATCAGTGATACTCAGCGCATCTTTTGACGTTGAGGCCGATGCATCGGTCAGGCAAGGGGATTTTGGGGAGTAGTATTTCGGTAAATCTTCCAGTTTCATTTTTTGACCTGCTCTTCATGCATTATGGGGTAAATCTTCACCCCCAGACGTCCTCCAGATACTGGCTGACCACGAACGATATTGATTTCATCAAACTGCTCATCGTCCATTAACACTCCCGCATGCGTCAGCGCATCCAGCGGTGCTTTCAGGATATTGTCCAGGTCGCGACGACGCTTATCCGGTGGCTCCACAATAATCCTGATCGCCAGCCTTCCGAACAGATTTAATTTCAGTCGCTGCTGGCGAACAATAAGCGCCACATCACGGCGATAACGCTCACCGGCTTTTGATACAAAATATGTGCTGCCACGACGTCGCCAGTAGGTGTTCACCGTCGGCGGGTAAGGCAAAACAAACTCTATACGCATCAGTAACCCCTTTTACCCAAGCACGCCGGTTGCAAAGGCGTGATCAAGAAAACGAAAAATTAAATCAACCTGAGAACCATGCTTTTCTTCGAACGCCAGCGGATCCGCATGAAGCTCGTTGTGATGCTCCCGACACAGCGGTAGCGTGAAAATATCGTGGGATTTTGTTCCCATTCCGCCCTGACCATGACCAATCAGGTGATGGGGATCGTCGGCTGGCTTACTACAACACGCACACGGCTGTGTCTTCACCCAGCGTGTGTATTTCTCGTTAACCCAGCGGCGACGTTTAGGTCGTTTCATGAAAGATTCCGGAGACTCAGGATCAACGGCAATGCTGACCACCGTCTTTTCCTGTGGTGGGTTCTGTTGCTGGTGGGCGTGAGGCAGCGGCGCAAGATTTTTTGTGCGCTGTTTCAGTATGCTGGTGGCGGTCTGCTCTCCCGGTACGATGTCGCTTTCACGGTACATTGAGCGGATTTTTTCTGCACGCAACCCCAGCGAACGACGTAATACCGCTTCCGGTAGCGCGTCCGCCACCTGATTGCGGACCGCCCACCAGGATAATTCAGCCAAAGATAATTCACGCTCCTGCGTACCGCTTATTGCGTGACCGATGACGTCAATCATCCATGCTGACAGGTTTTGATGAGCAAGTTGCCCGAGTGATTCGGATGTCTGGTCACGCAGCTGGTTGTCGCAGTGCCAGCACAACACCATTGCGCCGGTACCATAACGGTGAATGACGGTTTCGCTGTGATGATAATCGCCGTGTGGCCACTGGCAGGATTTAATATGGCGCAACAGCCAGTCAGACAATGCACCAGCACCACCAGCAGCACGAATCACCCGTGCGTTACTGAAAAACGGCAGCAATGTTTTGTCTTCCACTAGCGGCTGGCGAACGGCAGGAACAACCCCGGACGGCAGATTACGCATGCTTTTCGGTTCCGGCTCCACCAGCACTCGAGGATTATGAAATATCTGTATGGATTCACGGCCCGGCTTAAGGACCACCAGCCCAAGCTCAGGCACCAGAACAGGTCTAAGTAATACCCGCACGTTACCTCCAGATCCGTTGCTGGAAAGTGCGGGACGGACGTGGTGGGCGTTCGGAATAAGGCAGCCTGACAGAGATTATCCAGTGCCGATAGTCGAGACTGAGAGCTTTCTTAACCTCGAACCCGCGCCTGCGGTAAGAATGAATCAGCCATTCGGCCTGTTCTTCAGTACATGGTGGGTGTTGGTACCAGTCGGTTTTAAATGCGTGTGAACGCCGCTCATGCCGGATGGCAAGGTCGGTATCAGAATTGTGAAATTTGGTTTTGTGCGCCATCTGTTTTCTCTGCTGGCGCAGCAGGTGTCAGGTGTTCAGGCTGACGTGCGAATTGTAAACCAGAATGCCAGGAAAAAACAAAACCCGCCGAAGCGGGTTAAGTGCGGGTGCGTTGAGGATGCCTGACACATCAGAGGTGGCGAGGGATTTCTCCCCCGCCAGGTCTCTTACTCCTCAGGTTCGTAAGCTGTGAAGACAGCGACCTCCGTCTGGCCGGTTCGGATTCGTACCTCGCAGAGGTCTTTCCTCGTTACCAGTGCCGTCACTATGACGGTTAAACAGATGACGATCAGGGCGATTAACATCGCCTTTTGCTGCTTCATAGCCTGCTTCTCCTTGACCTTTCGGTCCGTAAGAGGCTAATCTCTATGTGTCGCATAGATATGGCCTCAGATTAATGTTAAGCGTCTTGCAGGACGCGTAATGTTAACTGGGGCTTTTCTCTATCTGCCTTTTGGTGTTCATGCCTGAGACAGATAGCCTCAAGCACCCGCAGTCATTCTACTTAACTAAGATTTCCCCGCAAACCGTTTTTGTCCGGCACAGTAAATATCCAACTAAACCAATGGCGTTCGCTGTATTTACCGCCAGTATTCAATGCACATGACCGCCATGAACACCCCTAAAAAAAGGGCATTTATATATCCAAATATTAATATCAAAACATCAACTTTTTCCATATACCTTGCTGTGAAGATGATGGGCATACATGATACGAACAACCAGAACGCAACAAACAAAAACTGCAATGCGTTTTTCATTATTCCTCCTACAATCAATGTGCAATTACATTTAAACACACCTCAATTTGGCCGGACATATAAATATCTAAACCAGAAAAAATCACTTACATAGCGTTACAAACTCTTTAGTCTAAATATTCATCGTAAAACATTCCCCATACTTATCAGCCCGTTCTGCGCCAGGTAGCTCATTGCCTTATCTGGGAATCTGTAATCAGGTTTCCGGATGCTGGTGGATTTTCGCGTTTTAGTTGTTCATAAAAGTGCACAGCTTTAACCAGTTCTTCTGATGTAACCGGGACTGGCGGGGCAGTGAATAAGGCCTGAATTTCATAGTTCGGCCTGTCGTTACAATCCTCTTTTTTCGGTACATATTTCCAGTCACCAGACCACTACTTCCCCTGAAAGTCCGTAACGCCTTTTTTTTCACGTAGCGATATCGCCATGCCACTGTTTTTGCTTGCCCCGCCGTTTCATGCCCTTCCTGATAATTAACCTCGCTCATTCATCGCCCCACTCATCACAATATGCTTCGACCGGAGTTTTTCCTGCTTCATAATCATCACGCCATGCTTCAGCATCAGCAGCACTGCCACCACGTAACTCTGCATAGTCCATTAACAGTTCATGCCATTCTTCAAAACTGACGTTGTATTTAGTTGAACCAAAATCAGCCATTTTGTTCTTCCTCTTCGTCTTTTATTTCGTGATATGAGTAATTGCAGTAGTTAAAGAAAATATCTTTTGCTTCGTCATGTATTTCATCAGGCGTCGCATCATCATCCACTTCGAATTCATCCTCGAAATCTCCACCGGCTATTCCCGTTTCAATAATTATTTTAAACTTTCGCATTTAACTACCGCCCTTTCGGGCGGCCTCCTGATGTTCTGAGGGTGCAGAAATCCCTCCGGTTAAGGATTAAATTTTTAACAGAGCTAAATTTAATTATTCAGTTCTGGATTTTGTCGCCCTGCGTATCCGCGCTTTCGCGTTACGCTCAATCTGAATTAGCTTTTCTATATTTTTTCGCCTTTCCCGCTCCTCCTGACGCAAGAGCCTTACATCATCTGCCAGTCTGGTTTCTCTTTTCGCCACAGAGAGCATCCAGTCAAATGGCTCCACAACTGCACCGCAGATTTTACAGCGGACCTGACGCTCTTTTTCGTCAACCCGGACAGAGGCGTGATAACAATATGGTCTTTCCGATGGCTCATAAAGAAAATTAACCTGATTACGAGGGTCATCCTCTTTTACCGGAAATAAAACGATATTGCTTAACTCATCCTCTGGTTTTATTTCCATGCTCCTCTCCTTTGATGCGAATGCCAGCGGTAATTGAAGCCTGATAGCTAATTTCACTCACAGTACCGCCTCCTGAAAATTACCCTGATAGAAAGCCAGTACACGCTGCATAGCTTCACTCTTCCGGCACTCGCGACAGATTATGTTTAGGCGACTGTCGTAGCGACGTATTTCTCCGTCAGGTAACGACCAGATAAGGTCCGGATCAACCACAACCGGTTTCTTCAGCTTTGCCCTCGATAATTTTTTGCGGGCATTTTGCCAGTCTTTACGAGCCTGTTCAGACGGGAATAACCCGTAGCCAGAATTGTATACATCGCCACTGGCAACCAGCTCTCTGGCCAGAACGCTCATCAGATATCTTGTCGCCCCCGTTTTAGCTTCCAGTTGTCGTAACGTCTCTCGCCCGCTCTGGCGTACAAGATCAACAATCTGCCCTTTAATTTTTTCTCGCTCTTCCTGTGTAAATACTTTTGCCATAAGCCCTCCCCAGGAATCACTTTTCCGACACAATACGACTGGAGGAATCGACAATCTGACGGACAATATCCTGGTGCTTGTTCAGCTCACGCAGCGCGGCGCAGACTCGCTCCCACTTCTGGACATAACTTTTCGCCCGGCGCAGTTCGCGGTTTGCCATTTGCAGCGATGGTATAATCAGGTCATTGGCTCGCGTTTCAGTGAACGATGGTAGTGACTGCACAATGTCCCCCACAGTATCTGTTTTAATTTCTTCCTGTGTTGCCGCTTCCTGTACTGGTAACGCAACACCGGCTGGCTGAGGAAAGCCTTTACCAGGTGTTTTCACTACCGATACAACTTTCGGCTCTGCTGGTAAATTACCGTCCGGCAGGCAGTAACGAAATTTACCGTTCTGATTTACGCGAATCAGACGACCTTTGCTGATGGCCATAGCCAGCGATGAGTTCACCCTGCGGGAAGTAATTCTGAATATCAGTGCAAGTTCATCAGCCGCTTTAGGGCCATGCTGTTCAATCGCCTCGATCAGCATTTGCGCTGTCACTTTAGAAGCCTGTGCTACAGATGCGTTTTCGTCGGTTTGAGTCAACCACCACATCGGGCCCTTGTTATCAGCTTCCCCACGACGCTTCAGTTTCCACAGCTCGTTAATCGCCTCATCCCGGGTCATTCCCAGACGTGCTGCCACTTCCTGGGAAGAGGCTTTTCCCATTGCTTTCAGTGCGTCAAAAACGGTCTCCATTAAAATTTCCTCCCGGTAAAAATTACTTCTCAATTCCTGGCTGACCAACATTCGGGCGCCAGCTCTCCCAGTTAAAATTCACCCATCGCCCGCCGTTCATGGTCATCCGATCCATAATCCTCTCGCCGAGCAATGTTTTCATGGCCTCATAGTTCAGGTTTGTCAGCATCCCCACGCTGCGGATCGACGCTGTCCGGCGATCAACAATCTGGTGCAGTACCACCTGCTCGTTTTTTGTCTCGCGCTGAATGCCAATTTCATCAAGAACCAGCAGATCCACTTCGCACAGTTCCCGCAAAAATTTTTCGCCTGATTGCCCGTCGTCATAGCTGGCGTGTAGAGCACTCATAACATCAGCCACGGTAACCACAATCACTGTCTGACCGTTTTTCAGCAGGCGATTCCCGATAGCCGCCGCCAGATGGTTTTTTCCGGTACCAGGTTTTCCGCTAAACGCAAAATTTGTACACCCGACCATCAGTTCATCGGCGATGGATTTCGCCTGGCTCAACGCGTATCGCTGGCCGTCGTTCTGCACCTGGTAATTCGAAAACGAGCATTTGCGGTGCAACGGCTGGATGCCGGAGCGATTCAGAATTTTTTCCACCCGCAACTGACGATTCTGGCGATTGATCTCCTCGCAACGTTTCTGGCCTTCTGCAAGTTGCCACTCGCGCCACTCCGCCACCGTCCTGAATGGCGCGGTTACATGTGGCGGGGCCAGTCTGCGGATACGTTCCAGAACGCCGCCTGTCGCAATATTTTTCATGGTCAGTTACCCCCTGAAGCCTGGCGGGATCGCACTGTCCGGAAACGAGACAGTGTTAACCTGTCGGAGCAACGTCTCAGGCCGAACACTTTTCGGCGCGAACAAGCCCTGGTATTCATTGGCGATGCTGTGTCGAATCACCTGCTCAGGGGTAAAACCCTGCTGGCGGAATTTTTCCAGTTCCCGTATCGCCCCGTTAGCGCCCTGCTCCGTTCGAATCGGTTTTCGCAATGCCTGCCTGAACTGGACCCACTCATTCCAGAGTGTTTCTGGCAACCAGTCGGGCAGAGCAATGGCCTCCGGCTCGAATTGTTTAGACGCTCGTTTTTGCCGAGGGGGATTTAGGGGGAGATCAGTATTTATATCTTCCTCTTCCTCTTCCTCTGGTAACGCTTTTTGATCCGTTTGTGTAACGCTGGCAGCGTTACCTTTTCGCTTCAGTTCGCGTATTTTTGTAACTCTCTCGTTTGTAACCGCCCGTTTTTTCGAGCTTTTTCCGTTATGACGCTCAAAGTTTGGTAGTGAAAGCACTCCATCACTTTCGACCAGCCATCCAACCTGAATTAACGCATCAGCAAAACCAGCCATAAAAGTGATACGGTCTATTGCACTTTTTGTAACGCCTCGAGCGTTACACTCTGCGTTACCGTCTATCATTTGTTGATCCGCCCATGCCCAGAAGCGAATGACTTTCCCTAATGCGGCATCTGGATCAATATTCAGAATCTCAGCAAGCCTGAATATTTCCGGCTTATCCGGCGTAATAACTTCGAGCTTTATCCAGTTTGAAGCCATTTGTTTTCACCTTGTAACGCTCGCAGCGTTACATTTAACTGATACCGAACAAAACAGTTCGGTACGATTAATTTCAATCAATGCACTACGACAGAATCGCTAGGAGAACCGCCGCCGCTGAAATGTGCTTTACGGTAAACGGCCTGGACTGCATCATCATGCGCATCAATTGCCGTACTCAGTGCATCCTGTGCCGCCAGTAATGCACGGCGTTCCAGGGTATCGAAGATGCAGAGTCGGTGACGCAGCTCGCGAGGAAGAATTGCCAGAACCGCAGGGATCAGTTTCTGAATTTTTTCCCTTTGCGCATTCGTTTCACCTTTCAACCAACGATGATAGATATTCTGCTGATTGTTCCAGTCCTTGCCTGGTACCAGGGGCAATTCGCCGCCCCCCTGGCGCAGATATTCTTCAGTAATTGCGTTAGCGACCCACGCCTGCCCTTTTTCGGCTGCCAGGGCTAACAACACTGATTCGATGTGCTCATGCTTGATTTTCATGAATCAACTCCCATCAGCTTTTTCGTAGTAGTTTTATTTCTGCCAATAGTTAAAATTGCATCGGCAGAAAATAATCCGTTTGATGCATGAGCGATTTTTTCAGCGTAATTTGTTTCGCCGGTATATTCTGTGCGAGGCAATTTTCCGTTATCCATCCATTTGTAGATTGCTCTTTGGCTGACACCACAAACGTCGGCCACAACAGAAACGCGAACAGTTTTGATTACATCTTCAAGTGTTTTCTGGTTCATATCATCCTCACAATGTGAACTTTGAGTACATGCTATAACAGAACTGACAGTACATTCAAGAGCGAATATCATTGAACTTATGGTTCATGAAGATAAAGCGCGTAAAGAGTTCGCCAGTAGGCTTGCGCTAGCCTGTGAAAACGCTGGTTATGAACAACATGGAAGACAGGCAGAAATTGCCCGTCGAATGAAATTAACACCAAAAGCGGTTAGCAAATGGTTTAATGGTGAAACAATTCCTCGCCGAGAGAAATTAAGGGAATTAGCAACACTCATTGGAACAACACCAACCTATCTTTTGGGAGAGGATACAGAAGAAAGTGGACAGATACGTTTCTATCAGGAGTTAAATCCAAGACAAAAAATCATCATTGACCTTCTGGACGAGCTCCCTGACAGTGAGACAGATGAACTTTTAAAAACTCTTGAGGAGAAAAAACAGAAGTACAATGCAATTTACGAAGAGTTAGCACGAAAGAAAAAACAAAAAGCCTCTTAAACCAGCATAAATCCGGTAGCGTCCCCCTCCGGGTTTGTGCTTCACTTTATCCCGTCTCATTTTTTTATACATAAAATGTACTTAAAGTACTTTACAATGATGAACGCAAAGTACATTATATACCTACCAACCCACCCCGCCCCACAGAACGCCGGGCAATACTTCGAGTTACCAGGCAGTGGTCAGGGGTTAAGTAGCCAGCCCGAGGCGTATGAACATGACGGCGGGGTTCAACTTTAATAACTATGCAGCAGGTTTTTGTTCCGCTACCCCGGCGTTAAGGGGAAATGAGGTCAGCATGGATACTATCGATCTTGGCAACAACGAATCTCTGGTGTACGGCGTGTTTCCAAACCAGGACGGCACCTTCACCGCAATGACGTATACAAAAAGCAAAACGTTTAAAACCGAAAATGGTGCGCGCCGATGGTTGGAGAAGCACACAGTAAGCTAACGATTAAAACGTCTACTCCTGCTGTTCCAGAATAACTTCATAAAATGGGAGTATTTTTCGGTGACGAGATAATAAGAACAGTTTGCGCTATCACTCTGATGTTGAATGATGCCCTTCCGTTCTAATTTTTTCATAACCGGGTTACGGCAAGGAGAAGTGATAATAAGATTTCCTGTTTTAAGGAAATCTTTAAATACAGCGATTTCTTTCTCAGATAAACGAAGCAATACTCGTTGCTCTGGTAGTAATGAATAATGCTTTTGAATATGTGCTCGCAATCTTGAGAAGGAAATGGCGACCACGAAAGAAAAGGCAAAAACGATAATCTGAAAGAGCCAAGGTATTTCAGTATAAGCATTGAATGCGACAGTAAACTCTTTCGGTATCAGCCAGAGAGTGAGACCAAAAATGATAATCGTATACATAAGTCTTTCGAGTGGCTCGTTAGCAAAAAGTTTCAACAATGGAGTAAATACATCCAACATATCAATAACTCTCAACTGTAAGGGTATTGAAATGTTAACACAAGCTCTCGCTGTAGGGGTATAGCCGAGACCACCGAAGCCCGGAGGTGGTGAAATAAAACCGGGCACAACACGAAGGCGCATTTCCGATATCCATAAAGAGTCGGTCTTGTCTGTTAAATTTAAATGGTGGGAGTGCGCCTCCGGTTGTAAATAACGACATTGCTGTGTGTAGTCCTGGCGGCATCAGTTTTTTTCTTGAAGTTCGGCTGATGTCCGCCCTTTTTAAAGTGAATTTTGTGATGCGGTGAATGCGGCTAAGCGCACGTGGCACAGTTAAAAGTCATGTTAGTCCTTATTGGTTTGGGTGGGAAAGCCGACTGTAATTGTTAACTGGTTGCAGTCACCTGGAGGCACCAGGCACCGCATCAACAAAGTTCATTTGTAAAAATGGAGATAATTATGATTGCACATCACTTCGGAACTGATGAAATACCACGTCAGTGTGTGACTCCTGGCGATTATGTTCTTCATGAAGGCCGGACATATATTGCCTCGGCAAACAATATTAAAAAGCGAAAACTATATATTCGTAACCTGACCACAAAAACATGCATTACTGACCGCATGATTAAAGTCTTCCTCGGTCGTGATGGTTTACCTGTAAAGGCGGAGTCATGGTGATGACTAAGAAAATAAAATGTGCTTACCACCTTTGCAAAAAAGACGTTGAAGAAAGCAAAGCTATTGAAAGAATGCTTCACTTCATGCACGGGATTTTATCAAAAGACGAACCGAGAAAATATTGCAGTGAAGCTTGTGCCGAAAAAGACCAGATGGCACATGAACTTTAATTAATTGACTATTCGAAACTGAATTTATGCCAGAAATGGCAGGTATTCGCTCAACCTTAATTAAGGAGAAAAACATGATTACCAATTATGAAGCCACTGTTGTAACTACCGATGACATTGTTCACGAGGTGAATCTGGAAGGAAAGCGCATTGGCTACGTAATTAAAACAGAAAATAAAGAAACCCCATTCACTGTGGTTGATATCGATGGTCCATCAGGCAACGTAAAAACACTTGATGAAGGTGTCAAAAAAATGTGCCTGGTGCATATCGGAAAGAATCTGCCCGCAGAAAAAAAAGCCGAATTTCTGGCAACTCTAATTGCAATGAAATTAAAAGGTGAAATCTGAAAGAAATAGCCTGCGTATGGCGCAGGCTATGAACAGTGTGTATCCGGCAAGATCATTCACTGAACAAAACGAATTTTAATCTGAGTTGAGGTTAAAAAACAATGAGCACAAAACCACTCTTCCTGTTACGGAAAGCGAAAAAATCATCCGGTGAACCTGACGTCGTCCTGTGGGCAAGCAACGATTTTGAATCGACCTGTGCCACTCTGGACTACCTGATCGTTAAGTCAGGTAAAAAACTGAGCAGCTATTTTAAAGCTGTTGCCACGAATTTTCCTGTCGTTAATGACCTGCCCGCTGAAGGTGAGATCGATTTTACCTGGAGTGAACGCTATCAACTCAGCAAAGACTCCATGACATGGGAACTAAAACCGGGAGCAGCACCAGACAACGCTCACTATCAAGGCAATACCAACGTCAACGGCGAAGACATGACTGAGATTGAGGAGAATATGCTACTCCCAATTTCTGGCCAGGAACTGCCCATTCGTTGGCTTGCTCAACACGGCAGCGAAAAACCGGTAACGCACGTTTCACGCGACGGACTCCAGGCATTACACATTGCTCGGGCTGAAGAACTACCGGCTGTTACTGCCCTGGCTGTTTCCCACAAAACCAGCCTGCTCGACCCGCTGGAAATTCGCGAACTCCACAAACTGGTTCGTGACACTGACAAAGTTTTCCCTAATCCTGGTAATTCAAACCTGGGACTGATAACTGCTTTTTTCGAAGCATACCTGAACGCTGACTACACCGATCGAGGACTGCTGACAAAAGAGTGGATGAAGGGTAATCGTGTTTCACACATCACTCGCACGGCTTCCGGTGCTAATGCTGGCGGCGGAAACCTCACCGATCGCGGCGAAGGTTTCGTACACGATCTGACGTCACTGGCGCGCGACGTAGCCACTGGCGTACTGGCCCGTTCAATGGATCTGGACATCTATAACCTTCATCCGGCACACGCTAAACGCATTGAGGAAATTATCGCTGAAAATAAACCGCCCTTTTCTGTTTTCCGCGACAAATTCATCACCATGCCTGGCGGGCTGGATTATTCCCGCGCCATCGTGGTTGCGTCCGTAAAAGAAGCACCAATTGGGATCGAGGTCATCCCCGCGCACGTCACTGAATATCTGAACAAAGTACTGACTGAAACCGATCATGCCAACCCTGATCCGGAAATCGTGGATATTGCCTGCGGTCGCTCCTCTGCCCCGATGCCGCAGCGAGTAACAGAAGAAGGAAAACAGGATGATGAAGAAAAACCGCAACCATCTGGAACAACGGCAGTTGAACAGGGAGAGGCTGAAACAATGGAACCGGACGCAACTGAACATCATCAGGACACGCAGCCGCTGGATGCTCAGTCACAGGTAAATTCTGTTGATGCGAAATATCAGGAACTGCGGGCAGAACTCCATGAAGCCCGAAAAAACATTCCATCAAAAGATCCTGTCGATGCCGATAAATTGCTTGCTGCATCACGTGGTGAATTTGTTGACGGAATTAGCGACCCGAACGATCCGAAATGGGTAAAGGGGATCCAGACTCGCGATTCTGTGTACCAGAACCAGCCAGAAACGGAAATAATCAGCCCGGATGCGAAACAACCTGAGCCAGTAGTGCAACAGGAACAGGAAATAGTCTGCAATGCCTGCGGTCAGACTGGCGGGGATAACTGCCCTGACTGTGGTGCGGTGATGGGCGACGCAACATACCAGGAAACATTCGGTGAAGAGAATCAGGTTGAAGCTAAGGAAAAAGATCCGGAGGAAATGGAAGGCGCTGAACATCCGCACAATGAGAATGCTGGCAGCGATCCGCATCGCGATTGCAGTGATGAAACTGGCGAAGTCGCAGATCCCGTAATCGTAGAAGACATAGAGCCCGGTATTTATTACGGAATTTCGAATGAGAATTACCACGCGGGTCCCGGTGTCAGTAAGTCTCAGCTCGATGACATTGCTGATACTCCGGCACTGTATTTGTGGCGTAAAAATGCCCCCGTGGACACTACAAAGACAAAAACGCTCGATTTAGGAACCGCTTTCCACTGCCGGGTACTTGAACCGGAAGAATTTAGTAACCGCTTTATCGTAGCACCTGAATTTAACCGCCGTACAAACGCCGGAAAAGAAGAAGAGAAAGCGTTTCTGATGGAATGCGCAAGCACAGGAAAAACGGTTATCACTGCGGAAGAAGGCCGGAAAATTGAACTCATGTATCAAAGCGTTATGGCTTTGCCGCTGGGGCAATGGCTTGTTGAAAGCGCCGGACACGCTGAATCATCAATTTACTGGGAAGATCCGGAAACAGGAATTTTGTGTCGGTGCCGTCCGGACAAAATTATTCCTGAATTTCACTGGATCATGGACGTGAAAACCACAGCGGATATTCAACGATTCAAAACGTCTTATTACGACTACCGCTATCACGTTCAGGATGCATTCTACAGTGACGGTTATGAAGCACAGTTTGGTGTGCAGCCAACTTTCGTTTTTCTGGTTGCCAGCACAACTGTTGAATGCGGACGTTATCCGGTTGAGATTTTCATGATGGGCGAAGAAGCAAAACTGGCAGGCCAGCAGGAATATCACCGCAATCTGCGGACCCTGGCTGACTGCCTAAATACCGATGAATGGCCAGCTATTAAGACGTTATCACTGCCCCGCTGGGCTAAGGAGTATGCAAATGACTAAGCAACCACCTATCGCAAAAGCCGATCTGCAAAAAACTCAGGGAAACCGTGCACCAGCAGCAGTTAACGATAAGGATGTGCTGTGCGTGATTAACAGCCCGGCAATGAAAGCGCAACTGGCAGCAGCTCTGCCACGTCACATGACAGCGGAACGCATGATCCGCATTGCTACAACAGAAATCCGTAAAGTACCGGAACTAAGAAACTGTGACTCGACGAGTTTTATCGGTGCCATCGTACAGTGTTCACAGCTCGGACTTGAGCCAGGTAGCGCCCTCGGTCATGCATATCTGCTACCGTTCGGCAACGGAAAAGCAAAAAACGGTAAGAAGAACGTACAGCTGATCATCGGTTATCGCGGCATGATCGACCTTGCCCGTCGATCAGGTCAAATCATCAGTCTGTCAGCTCGTGTTGTCCGTGAATGTGATGAATTCAGCTATGAACTTGGCCTTGATGAAAAACTGGTTCATCGTCCCGGTGAAAACGAAGATGCCCCTATAACCCATGTCTATGCTGTTGCAAAACTGAAAGACGGAGGAGTGCAGTTTGAAGTCATGACCCGCAAACAAGTAGAAAAAGTTCGCGACACACACAGCAAGGCGGCAAAAAACGCAGCGTCAAAAGGGGCGTCGTCCATCTGGGATGAACACTTTGAAGACATGGCCAAAAAGACAGTGATACGAAAACTGTTCAAGTATCTGCCGGTATCTATTGAAATCCAGCGTGCAGTATCGATGGATGGAAAAGAGGTGGAAACAATTAATCCAGACGACATATCGGTTATAGCCGGGGAATACAGTGTAATCGATAATCCAGAAGAATAATCCAGCCTGGCGGTGTAATGCACCGCCAACGTGAGATAGTTTTTATGACAAAAACTTTGAGATATGACGATGTTAAACCATGTCCGTTTTGTGGTTGTCCATCAGTAACGGTGAAAGACATTTCAGGATATTACCGGGCAAAATGCAACGGATGCGAATCCCGAACTGGCTATGGTGGAAGTGAAAAAGAAGCGCTCGAAAGATGGAATAAACGAACCACTGAAAATATTAATGGAGGCGTTCATGTATAAAATTACCGCTACAATTGAAAAGGAAGGTGGCACTCCTACTAACTGGACAAGATATTCAAAATCTAAACTAACGAAATCAGAATGCGAAAAAATGCTCTCAGGTAAAAAAGAAGCAGGCGTTTCCAGAGAGCAGAAAGTAAAACTGATAAATTTTAATTGCGAGAAACTTCAGTCCTCGTGAATTGCATTGTATTCAAATTAAAACTTCATAGCTGATTATTAATAATCAACATCAGGCGTCAATTTCAGTCTAACATTGGCGCCTGCCAGAGGTGATGCGATGGCACAAGTAATCTTTAATGAAGAGTGGATGGTTGAATACGGCCTGATGCTTCGCACTGGTCTGGGGGCCAGACAAATTGAAGCATACCGCCAGAACTGTTGGGTGGAGGGCTTCCACTTCAAACGAGTATCTCCTTTAGGTAAGCCAGACAGCAAACGAGGGATTATCTGGTACAACTATCCAAAGATAAATCAGTTTATCAAAGACTCATGATATGTCTAAATTACCAACAGGTGTCGAGATTAGAGGTAGAAACATTCGCATCTGGTTCATGTTTCGAGGAAAACGATGTCGGGAAACATTAAAAGGCTGGGAGATTACAAACAGTAATATTAAAAAGGCCGGAAATTTAAGAGCGCTGATAGTTCATGAAATAAACTCCGGTGAATTTGAGTATTTAAGACGTTTTCCCCAGTCCAGCACTGGGGCAAAAATGGTGACAACGAGAGTCATAAAAACGTTCGGAGAGCTTTGTGATATCTGGACAAAAATTAAAGAGACAGAGTTAACAACAAACACAATGAAGAAAACGAAATCACAATTAAAAACACTCAGAATAATAATTTGTGAAAGTACCCCGATATCACATATTCGTTATAGCGATATCTTAAACTACCGGAATGAACTGCTGCATGGAGAAACGCTTTACCTGGATAATCCAAGATCCAACAAAAAAGGAAGAACCGTGCGCACAGTTGATAACTATATCGCCCTGCTCTGTTCGCTGTTGCGTTTTGCGTATCAGTCGGGATTTATATCAACCAAACCATTTGAAGGAGTAAAAAAATTACAGCGAAACAGAATAAAGCCTGATCCGTTATCTAAAACAGAATTCAATGCATTAATGGAAAGTGAAAAAGGACAGAGCCAGAACTTGTGGAAATTTGCCGTTTACTCAGGACTTCGTCACGGGGAACTGGCAGCTCTGGCGTGGGAGGATGTGGATCTCGAAAAGGGAATAGTGAATGTCAGAAGAAACCTGACGATACTTGATATGTTCGGTCCCCCAAAAACAAATGCCGGGATCCGAACAGTAACACTACTGCAGCCTGCTCTTGAAGCACTGAAGGAGCAATACAAACTGACCGGGCATCATCGCAAAAGCGAAATCACCTTTTATCATCGGGAGTACGGCAGAACCGAAAAGCAAAAACTGCATTTTGTTTTCATGCCCAGGGTGTGTAACGGAAAACAAAAACCTTATTACTCGGTAAGCAGTTTGGGGGCAAGGTGGAATGCAGCAGTAAAACGTGCTGGTATTCGCCGCCGTAATCCGTACCATACGCGGCATACTTTTGCCTGCTGGCTGTTGACGGCAGGAGCGAACCCGGCATTTATAGCCAGCCAAATGGGGCATGAAACTGCGCAGATGGTGTATGAAATTTACGGTATGTGGATTGATGACATGAACGACGAACAGATAGCCATGTTGAATGCGCGGTTATCGTAG